ATGCTATCTTTTTAGCTTCATTATTCGTTTTAAATAGATAGCAAAGTCAAGTGCTTCTTCATACGCATGATGTAACCATTCTTGCTCACTCAAATTCGCTTTATCTACTGTTACTCCATATTTCACACGCCCCATTTTTTCGCGTGAGATTAGATCCGCAATGACTTCTTTATAAGTGTCGCTCTGGCAGTTGTCGAAATCGTGTGTTATATTCATTTTTTTTTATTTTTCATATTATCTAACAATGCAAAATTTATTATAGGTTTTCTTGCGTAATCGTCATTTATATCAATAGGTCTTTCTTTTGGTACTAATTCTAAATTAGCATAAACAATTACATTTTTTAAATTATATTTTTCAATTAATTCGTCTTGTCTTCCTCCATATGAGGCAGTTAAAATAAAGTTAATTGGTATGTCATCTAATCTATTCACCCAATATTGAATTGATTTTGTATAAGCCCAAAATTCTATATTAGGATTTATTTTTGCTAATTCAATCCACATATCAAAATATGATTGATTAAAAAAATCACCAGATGCGTGAATACGAATTGCTTTGCATTTATTAGGTATAATAGGAATGCCCCCATTTTTTACAAATTCAAAATTTTTCCATCTATGCTCTCTTACTGCTGGAAATCTTTCAGGACTTGCTGCATAACATTTATATTGTCCTTTTTTAATATTAAATTTTCCAGTAATTCGATCAACTGATACTTTGCATTCTAACGCAAACGGACAAGTTATTCCTGTTGGTAAATTCCATTCATAAACTACACCACTGTAATATTTTTTATTTTCAATAAATTTCATTTTATTTGAAGTTTAGGTTGTATTTCTTTTTGTTTTTTGTCGCTCATATTTTTTGTTTTTTGATATTCAAAAGAGTTTGTGTATTGAAATGCACTATCAATTTAAATTTAATAATAAAAACTTATTTATTCAAACAATAGTGTAATCCTTTGCTCTTTTAAATGTCATCATTAATCTCTTGAGCAATTAGTTGTAATGCGTAACGCGCACCAGCGATGAACGAAAAATAAGAAGTGCTGTCCATTTGTTCACCATCAAAGTAGGCGTGTTTTTCCGCCATCATTTTAATCATTTTGTTGAGTTCCATAGTTGTTTTGTTTTTTGCAAATATATTAAATTTATTTAACCGAATGCGTACTTACCAAAGTTCTTTTTTAGTTCATAGAAGCAGCGCATCATGATAGCATCAGCGAAATCGGGCGACATTCCAAATCGTTTTTTTAAATCTTCTTTGTTAGTCACGCGCAGCTTACCATCACTATCTATTTTCTCCCTGCGTACCATTTCAAGTTCTTTAACAATCGTATCTTTATAAGTTGATTCAAATGTTATCGCGTTTGTCGTTATCAGTTCACCGAGTTTAAAATAACAATCACATTTTAAATTCATGTAATTGTCGCGAACCGCTTTTGAGCCATTCAAAAAACCTTTACATTTAAGAAAGTCAACAGCACCGCCACCAATACCATCTTCATCGACTAACACATTTGACAACCGTACACCATTCGATTCGGATAACTGGCGAATGGTATCAACTACCTCATTAATTGGTTTGTGTTTTAATGCGATAAATTTTTCCGCGTGTAATCCATTCCATAAAATGATAACCGTTCTATCATCACCCATTCGCGCAATGTCGGCAGTAATAAATTTATCTTGGCTTATTGTCGATGGATTTCTAAAACATCGAAGTAAATCATCGTATTCATATAGGCGGTCTTTGGTTTCGTCATAATCCCAATCGCCTTCTAACAATCGTTTGCGGTCAATTATAGGAAGCATTTGCAACGATTCTAAATAAACTTGTGAAACGTGGGGGTTATCTGTTGGCAATGCTTGTATAAACCGCCTATCTTTTCTTATCGTGCCATTCCTTTGCGCATCAAAGAACTCATTGTACAACCATCCTTTATGCGGGTTACAAGTCATAAGTAACTTCGGTTTGTCATTGATTAATTTGTACCTTAATCGAGAGGAAAGGATGTCGATACATTTTTGGCTAACCTCTCCAGCTTCATCAACGAAGGCATCCGTTAATTCGATACTACCAAATCTTTGGAACTCTGGATCACTTGGAAGGTCGGCTAAATCCATCAATATAATTTGACTGCCATTGTAGAATTTGACAACATGGTCTTGGCCGTTGTATGTCCAATGTTTGTCGGGGTTTAATCCGTACATGGAGCATAACTCAAAGAAGGTGGCCATAGTTGAAAGGCGCAGTTTTTTAAGTTCAGACCTACCGATTAATCCGCGCGTTCCGGGATATTTCAATCTCCGTTTAATTTGCCAATCACAACCAAGAAAAGATTTTCCACTACCTGCAGAACCACCGTATAACAACTGCCTACAATCGTTGTCGATGGATAGCTGCTCAAGTGCTTCAATTTGTTTCGCGTGGTATTGCATTTAAAATAAAGTTAGTTGTTGGCTTGGTTCATCAATTCTGACTTCATCTTTGAGCATAGTAAGAATGGAATTGTATTTCTCATTTTGTTTTAATTCAATCGCATTGATTAAATAATTAATACCAGCTTCATAAGCATCTCTTTCAGTTCGAAATTTTAGACCTTTTTTCCATACTGCTTTAGTATGTCCTTCATTATCGCCAAAGAAACAAGTACCAAAAGACCACCCATTGCCAACATCAGCGACATCAACAATAGCTTCGTATTTTTTTAAACATTTGAAAGTACTTGAACGAGGATTTAAACAGACATCATTATGACTAAAATAAAATTCTTTCATAACTTTTCCATTATTCGTTGTTGTAATATCGTGCTATCCATGATATCCGCGTATAACTTACGCATCAATTCTTTCTGAACTGATTGGTTAAACGACTTCTTTTGGTCGGGAGTTAATCGCTGAATCTTAGTTTTCGATAAATTCATTTCCTCGATGACTTGGTAACGCGCTCCAAATTTCATTTGCTTCCATTGGTCATCTGTCCAACAGTCATCGTTAATGGCTTCGATTTGATAGAACTTCGAAATAAAATTAGGCGCGAGAATCATTACCGCTGTGCGTTGATTATTTTTCCAGCGTTCAATATCGGTTATGAACATTGATTTCCAATCGATTGGTTCATGATATTCGGCAATGGGTGTTTCCATCTTCGTCTTCTTTTTTTCAAGTGCAATGTTTAATTGATTGCGAACGTTGCAATAGTTTTTAAGGACATCCGATTGGAACTGGATGGTTATCATGCCGAAGTGTTCAACTCGCGTAAATTCAACTCCATTCGCGTTCATTTCAAATGCTAACGCATATTCTCCGATTGTCATGTATGGGTGGTAATGAATTGCGTTACTAAATAACATTTGCGTTTCTTCGCTCGATGGCAGTTGTTTGATTCCTGTAATAACTATAGTACGAGCGATTAACGTTTTAAAGATTGCTAATGTAATGTCGCACAATCTCGCCTGTTCCTTTGCTTCTAAATATGCGCGTTCATTCGGCGTCAATCCACTCTTGTAATTGAGTCCTTTGTATTCGACCAAGTTTGTCATTGTTGTTTATTTTTTTAGTTATGAATTCGTGTAACTTCCATGCGGATCGCATCGCTGCCTTCCAGTCCTTCATTTTTTTCTTACCATAATACCAATTAGTATTCGTGTAATGGCTGATAAAAATGTCCGCGAAATTTAATGCATCTTCGGTATCTGCGGATGGCATTCGCTCAAGAAAGTATTCAGCGACTTCTTCATTTGATGGCGGTTGGAATTGGATTCGATTTTCTTTTGTTAGTTGCTGTTTTAAATCTTCGAGCAGAGCGCGCAATTCGCGCACCTCTCTCAAGATTGTCGTTAGTTCGTTCATATTTCCATTTATTTGTAGTTAGTAGGTCGTCAAATATATAAATTTTTTTATTATTCAATAAATCAATTATTTGATTTACTTTCTTTTTAAATCGTGGATCGGTAGCAATTAGCGATTCGAATGTTTTCATTGCGTGTATAATCGTCGCATGATTGCGGCTAATATGTCGCGCTATCTTCATGAGTGTCCATGTAGTTCCTTTGCGAACGAACGTTAAATAAATTATCCGAGCATCATTGAACTCACGTTTTCTACATTTGCTGAAAATGTCCGCGCCACTTACATGGCATACTTCGCTTACTGCGTTTAATATTTCTGTGGTTAGTTCCGTTCCATCCGGAATGGATACGAGTTCGCTGTCGTATTTAATTAACTCGTTTAAGTTTGCTACGTTTGGGTTCATGATTAGTTCGTGTAATAAATCAAATGAGATTGGTGACTGTATTAAATTAGTTTTTAAGCGGTTGTAAATTTGAATCAATTCGTTATTCATTTTTCACCTCCATATATTTTTTTTAAATATTCATCAAATGTTAAAGGTGTTTCCCAATTTAATCCACCGCTTATAAATGCTCCACCCATTTGATTATGTTCCATTTCTATAGCTTTTTTGAAATCGGTTTTATACAACATTCCTGTTTTGAAATATGTATATTGCAGGTATTCAACTGCTGTTTGTTTTTTACTCATCGCCTTCGTTTTTAATGGTTAGTTGACTACTATTTATTGCCATCTGCACGATTATTTTAACATCGATTTTGAGTTCATCGGATATCTTTTGAATGTCCATTAAACGCATATAGACTGGATAGTTAACGTATCGCCATGCGGTGGGGTAACTTACTCCGATAACACGCCCAAATTTGAGCGTGTTACCGAAGTTAGTTTTGATTAAGTGTTGAAAATCTGTTTTCATTCTTTCTTTAATTGTAATGTGGTTATCCATTCGTTAGGTATTCAGAAAGGAAGGTCGTTATTAGCATCCATTTTCTTATCATTTAACGCATTATCAACGGCATCATGGTTCGCCTGTTGTCCTGTCGTTAAATAATGTTCGAAGTATAACGCATAGTTAATGTATTTAGATGGCTGTTCACCTGCGCCAATAGCATCCACCGCAGCTTTTAAAGCAACAGCACGAGCGATTTCGGTTTTATCCTGTGGGGATTTTTGGTATGATGATCCACCACCAAATGATTTGGCAGGTGCACCAGCTTCACCAATAAATTTGATAGTTGGCGTTTTACCATTACCACCGATTTCGTATTGGTATTCATTACCAATTTTAAAACGACATTCACCTTTGGCGTAATTGTTACCGGTGTCGCCATTTTCAAAAACGATTTCAAATACTTTCATGTCTTTAAAATCACCGTTACCTTGAACGGATTTTACTTTACTTGTTTTCATAATTTTTAATTTATGGTTATGTGAATTAATTTCTATTTGGATATTTCTTTGTTGATGGAATTCGTGCATTTTAAATTCTTCTGAATTCTCACTAACGAATATTGGTTGTCCATCTTCATCTTTAATTATCGGCATTACTTCTGATATGTTTTTTCGGTTAGTAGTTCCTCCATTCGTTGTAATGGGGTTCGGTTTGTTCCCTGCGCGATATGTTGCGCTATCTGATTAAAGTCGAGTTGCTCAGTTGGATAACTTGACGATTGAACACAGATGAATTTTTTAGGGTAGGTTAGATTGAGTTTCATAACATTCGATGGATTGGGTTATTAACTGCTTTTAAAACAGCGGATAATTCAGATTGAATAAATACGCTGCCGTTGTATTGTTCGCAGTATTTTTGAACTGCCATTTGAATTATTGTTAGTTCGTGCGAAGTTAATTCGATGTTCCAATACTTTTCCATGATCATTAGATTTCAGAGATTTCGAGAATGTAGATTTCTTCTGATGGGCGAATAACGTCATTATGTGCGAACGCGAATCCGTCCATGTCATAACCATAATCCAATCCCATTTCAGATGCTTTTTCAAGAACGTAATTGTTAGCCATTGATTTTGATGGGTAATCTAAAACATTTGTTTGAATCCCACTTTTTAAAATTACTTGATACATAGTTTTTATTTTTTAGTTGTGTTTTGTGCGTTGTGGATGCGCACCCCCCATTTCGTTTTTTATTTGGCTAATTTGTTTTCGTATCCGCAGAACTCATTTGCAAAGTAAATTAAAATCCCTGCTTTGTTTTCATTCCATTCTTGTGCGCTAATTCCTAACTTTTTTGCACTTTCGATACATAATGAAATAAACTTTGGATTCTCGATTAAATCCATTCTTCTTTTCCATTCGCTTTTGATTGTTACTTCGTTTTTCATTTCCTTTTGTTTTTAGTTATATTTGTTTTGTGTTTGCAAATATATGTAAACTTTTTTTGATAAAACAAGAAAAAAATGAAGAAATTTGTTAAAATTAATTTACTAAATGATAACTCATTGATTTCCAACGTAAAAAAATCGTACAAAAAAACATATAAAAAACCTTTTTCGGGTGAAGCAGGGGTGCAAAAGGCGGTTATTGACTATCTTAAATACACTTATCCCCAAGCATTATACTGCGCTTCGGCAGGTGGAGTGCGTACTTCAATGAAACAAGCGATAAAAATGAAGGCAACTGGATACGTAAAAGGTGTTCCCGACCTTCAAATATTCGAACCTATGGGTAAATATCACGGATTGCTTATCGAAATCAAAGATATTAAAGGAGTTGTCAGTAAGGAACAAAAGGAATGGATTAAGGAATTAAACGAAAGGGGTTATTACGCTACATATAGCAGGGGATTTGAATCCACCATTAAAGTAATAGATGACTATTTCAAGGGAGAGATATAACCATTGGCGCAAAATCGCGTTATCATTAACCGCGAATTCGTTCGAAGCGGATGATTTGCTTCATGATACCATTGGCAGGATCCTTGAAAATAATTTAGAACACGTTAAAGACATCGAAGCGTATGTTGCTCACGCCATTCGAATAGCTTATTATTCTAATCGCTCATCGTATCACAACCTATACCGCAAACACTCCGAACTTTATGCGGATATCACAGATGAACATTTGGCTAATCTCGAACTTGAATCGGTGTGGATGGTGGATCGTTTAACCAACGAACAACTCGATATCTACATTAGCCGTTTACCATTCTTTGAACGCGAAGTGTTTTATCTTTATGCGCTCAATGATTTTAGTTACGATGAACTTTCAAGGGAAACAGGAATACCAAAAAGTTATTTATATCAGACCGTGAAAGCGGCAAAAGATGAACTTCGAAAATCAATTATACGACTATGAATAAAATCTTAGACATGGCAGCAAAACGTATGGCAATTTGTAACGAATGCCCAGCGTTTAATTCAACCGCGCGAACGTGCGGAACTCCACTAAACAAACTCAATCCACTTGGCAACACGATGACCATTGATGGTGTTACCTTTAAACCGTGTGGTTGTTTCTTAGATGTCAAAACTAAAATGACATTATCCGATTGCCCAGCTGGTAAATGGGAGAAAGTTATTGATGGATCGTTATTGGAAGACGCAAAAACACTTTTGTTTAACGCTAAATCGAAAGGCGCCATTGAATTTAAAGATAGACAGTTATTAGCCGAATTAAAATCATTAATGACGGGCAGACCAGAGAAGGTAACTGGATGCGTCAGTTGTGTGAATCAAACAATCGCCGAACTTAATAAGCAACTAAAACGCGAAGAAGTGCTACAAATAGAAGAACAACCACAAACACCTAAGAAACGTGGAAGAAAACCAAGAAAACCTGCAATATGATGACAGTGCTTCTTTTCTTTTTTATATGCTATTCACTGATAGGCTTATTACTTATTGGGTGGATGGTCCTAATGATCCAAAAGCGAACATTACCTTTTTCTCGTAACAATTTCATAGGCTTAATTGTTACAGGAATCTTTTGGCTACCGATTTTAATTTATTCATTGATTACCAACAAAGATTAATTTTTTGATTGTTCATAAATTGCATGAATTTTTACTAAAATCAATTCTATATTTGTAGCGTTCAGACCAGGTAAAATATTCCCCCTTTCATTTTGGCTCTGAACACGTTAAAATGATTGGGGGATTTTCTTTGTATGAATAAATCAATATTACTCTCCATTGCCAATGGGAGATGCAAACGGCAAACTTGCGATATACCAACGCTTGGTTCAGGTAAATTCGCTATTTGCGAAATTGTTTGTTTTTCTTGGGGAGTGTTTTTCTTTTCTTTCTTTTTATTTTTTACCTTTTTTTGTTTTTCTTTCTTTTCTTTTGTTTAATATTCTTTTACTTAAAAAATTAATTAATAATTTAATTAATAACTACATTTGCTACATATATAAAGAAATATGAATAAAATATCTAAAATCGAATATTTACCAATTTGGAAAATAAAAAACAATCCAAATAATCCTCGTCTTGTCAAAGATGATAAATTCAAAAAATTGGTGAAATCAATTCAGGATTTTCCTGAAATGTTGGATAAACGACCGATCATTGTAAATGAAGATATGATTGTCTTGGGAGGTAATATGCGATTGAAAGCGTGTAATGAAGCTGGGTTAAAAGAAGTTCCAGTCATCGTTGCTAATTGGACAGAAGAACAGGAAAGGCAATTTATTATTAAAGATAATTTGGGTTATGGTGAATGGGATTGGGATATTATTGCGAACGAATGGGATGCAGAAGAACTTGTTGAATGGGGGTTAGATGTTTGGAAAGCACCAGCAGAAGTTGATTATTCTATTTTAGATGAAGCTGATGAATCATTAGATGATCTCATTTCAGACATGGCAGACGGGGTAAAAAAAGCAATTCAAATAGAATTTGAAGCAGAACATTATGAAGAAGCTTATGAACTGGTCAAGTTCTGGAGAGAAAGAAAAGCATATGTTGGTGGAATGATAATGGAATATCTGAAATCTGAAAAAGAAAAGTTATGATATGCTTTATTCCAACAAAAGGAAGAACAACCACAAAGACCTACAAATTATTTGAACAGGTTGGCATTGAAGTTCGGCACTTTATTGAACCTCAGGAGATAGATAAATACAATGTTCCTAACAAAGTTTCTATTTTAGAAAACAACAAAGGAATAGGATACGTGAGGAACTTTATGTTGGAATACGCAAGGACAAATGACTTGAATTGGGTTTTGGTTTGCGATGACGATGTTACTGCCTTTGGAATATACAATGGTAAGACAGTAAAGAAAGACGCTTCTATTTGGTTTGAAATACTTGACAAGGTAAAGAAACTTCCGTTTGAAATGATTGGAATAAACTACACCCAACACGCGTGGCACGAAAAAACCAATTACTCAGTGAATAAAAAGTTTGCGGAAGTATGTGTATTAATGAACGTAAAAAATATTCATTGGAACTACCGATCTCAGTTTAACCTGAAAGAAGATAGGGATTTTGCGTTACAGACAATAAAAAACGGTAATGGTATATTACGATTCAATCGTTATTGGTTTGCCTGTCCTGATGTTGGTTCAAACTCTGGAGGTCTTCAGGATATGTATAAAGCAAAGAAGGATGAAGAAAGTGCAAAAAAAATGTGCAAAGAATGGAATCCTTTTGTTACTTTGAAAAGAAAAGGCGAACGTTTAGATATGAAGACAGACATAAAAGGATTGGCTACTCACTATAAAAAAATAGTAAAATGAAACGCATTGATTTAGTTCCAATAACGCACAGCAAAAAAATTGGTGATAATTGCGAATATTACGAACCTAACATAACCGAAGACTGTATTTTTTACGCAGACGGTGAACCTATTGGCTTTTATTTAACGAAAATGCCAGATAAGATGTGTAAACTTGCTGATTTGGCTAATGCTGAATTAAGAAGTAAAAATGTTCCAAAAAGTTCTATGGATAGGAAACCAACTGATGGATTTGATGAACAAAAAGGAATTTGGAAATATAAAAATGTTGTAAAACAATGGTCTTGCGTTATCGGTTCATGCCCACCAAAACCACATATGAAAAGACCTTATGCAAGTTTGAGTTCTGTTCACTCTGTAAAATCAGCTCAGACATTTATTAAAGCTATGTTGTTACTCGCAAAAGAAAGCGAAGACTTAATAAAAAAAATACTTCCTGAGCAATACGAAAAGCAAGTAAAGTTATTCGAAAGTGTCAATAAGAAATGGAGATTTGCTAATTTGTTTACAAGTTCTATTTCAAATTATAATATTAGTGCACCTTTTCATCGTGATACTGGTAATATAGTTGGAGCAGTGAATGTAATTATTTGCAAGAAAAACAATTCTAAAGGCGGTGATTTACATATTCCAGACTACGGAGCAACGATAGGTCAGGTTGATAATTCAATTTTAGTCTATCCAGCATGGAAAAATGTACATGGGGTTACCCCAATTATTCCAACGCATGAAGGCGGTTACAGAAATTCACTCGTGTTTTACCCATTGAAAGCATTTGTAGGTTTAGATTAAACAGGTTAAAAACAGGTTATGAGTAAATTTCCAAATAAAGAAACACAATTCAAAAAAGGAAAGTCAGGCAATCCAAATGGACGACCTAAGAAACTTCCACATCTAAACGAATTGTTAGCGGATATATTGGGAGAAGATAAGGATGGGATAACAGCCGCAGAAGCAATATTAAAGGCATTACGCGCTAAAGCTGCGAAAGGTGATATAAGAGCCGCAGAGGTATTGTTAGACCGCGCTTATGGCAAACCAAAACAAACAACTGAATTGACAGGTTCAAATGGTGATCCAGTTCAAATCATTATAAGCGATAAGTTATGAAGGCGATAATTGAATTTAATTTGGACGAACCCGATGACGTTGAAGAACACAAGCGGTTTACTAATATGAACTCTGTTTACCTTGCCTTATGGGAGTTCGACCAAGAAATGAGAAGTACCATTAAGTATAATAACAAAGAGTATAATGGTGAGCAACTCGATGCGCTCGATAAGATGCGCGAAAAGTTCCATGAGATATTAAATGAGAATCAAATAAAAATCGACTAATGCCAATACCAAAAAAAGAAAAGGATGAATCAATACAGGATTTCATTGAGAGGTGCATGATTGATGATTTAATGAAGAACGAATACACAGACGAGAAACAACGTTACGCGGTATGCGTAAATCAATTAGGATGGAAAATTAGTAAAGATGGAAAGTAATACACAAAACGTTTTTAATGTAGCTATGCTATTCGGGTTATGGTTACAACAACCTACCCAACGTAAGCGATTAGCAAAAACACAGATGGCAGATTTATTCACTGAGTGGATCAACGAAATTCAAAAGAAATATGAAGATTAAATTAGACCTATCCCCCGAAAAGATAACCGTTGGACAATTCGTTGGGTTTACGATGCATGAAGGCGATATAGTTAACGCGGTTCAATCGGTGACTGGCATGAAACGAAGTGATGTGTTACTCCTTACTCCATCGCAGTTGACTGAAATAAAGGATGCGTTTGAAGTAGCATTACAAACTATTCCAACTAAACATGTTCCACGATGGAAAAATTATGGATTCGTTCCCGACATTAATTCGATTTCGTTTGGTGAATGGTTGGATTTAGATTTGAATTGCAACGACTTTCCAAAGAACTTGAATAAACTATTGGCAATCTTATTTAGACCTATTAAAAGCGAGATAGGTAAGCGTTATTCAATCGAAGATTATGATGCAAACATTCATTTAAAGAACTCAGATGAGTTCAATGATATGCCGTTAATGATAGCCAATGGCGCAATGGTTTTTTTTTCGAATATCGAAAAAGAATTATTGATTCATTTCCAAGAGTCTTCGCAGTTAGAGATGATGAAGCAGATGAAGATAGCGATTCAGACGATGGAAGAAGCGTTGCAACAAGCGAACTAAGTACAAATTACGGTTGGTTTCATGTCATCGAAGAAATTGCCGACCGCGATGTAACTAAATTCGATGGAGTGATTACGACACAAGCGTCAACAATCTTCGCCCATCTGAGTTATAAAATCGATTATGCCCAATTTCAAAAGCAATTACTAACTAAAAAATGAGCATTTAGCTACATATAGACATGAGTAGTTCATCTTTATACACCTATAACGTTATCATTGAGAAACTTCGCACCTTTGCGAACAATCATGAGTTAATACGCAAGTTCACACACGGACAAATAAGCCAAGCGGATTTAGAAAAAGAAGATGAATTTCCATTCATGCACGTTGTGCCATCGCAGTTCAGCATTGATGCTGGGCAGTTGACCTATTCGTTAGAAGTAATATTCGCAGATTTACCACGCGACAAAGAGCAAAAAATAGAATATCAACGCCACTCGTTAAGCGATTGTATTTTACTTTTTGCTGATATGGTGAACGAGATTGAGAATGGTCAGATATTCGATGAATCGGTTGTTATCAGTAAGCCAATAAACTTCACTCCATTTATGGAGGAATTCAGCAACGTATTAACAGGTGTGCAAGGCACGATTGATATTACTGTTGACTACGAATGGAACGCTTGTGATATTCCTTATAAGCAAGACTAATGGCAAAGAAGGTTCAATTTACAACTAACCAACCGAGCGCAACTACTGACTATCTCGCAGCGGATAACACTTGGAAAACTATTCCAGGCGGTGGTGGTGGTAGTGGTATTCCAAAAGGGACCACATCAGGTACTGATACCTACACTACTACCATTACAGGAGTAACTGCCTATAATGATGGAGATGCATACCTCATTAGATTTGCAACGGGTAATACAACACAATGCACCTTAAATATAAATTCATTAGGTGCTAAAGATTTATATCGGAATAACAATGGGTTGTTAATTGGTGGGGATATCATTGATGGCGCGGAAATGTTCTGTATTTATAATTCAGGCATGAACGGATTCCAAGTTATTGGAACTGCACCCAACACATTACTCGCATACGTAACCAATGTCAATGGTTCAACGATAACGAAAGGACAACCCGTGTACGCATTCGGTGGTACTGGCGATAGATTAACGGTTAAACTTGCATCCAATAATGTTGATGCAACAAGTGCGCAGACAGTTGGAATGGTTTTGAGTACATCCATTGCAAATAATCAAAAAGGTTTAATCATTGTCAATGGACAATTAGATGGATTGAATATATTTCCAACGTCAACATGGGCGGATGGGGATGCGGTTTATTTAGGTGCAACCGCAGGAAGTATAACCAATGTCAAACCATTTGCTCCAAACCATTTGGTGTATTTGGGATTCGTTACAACTGCGAGTAATGGCAGCGCAGGTCGTATGTATGTAAGGGTTCAAAATGGTTATGAGATGCAAGAACTCCACAACGTGAGCGCGCAAAGTCCTGCGAATAACGACATTTTAAAATACAATACAACGACTTCACTTTGGGAAACGAGTAATGCATTAAGCACTAAGCAAGATACCATAACAGGAGCAGCGAGTACGGTCACTTCATCGAACCTTACTCCATCACGTGTGGTGGTTTCTAATGGCGGTGGTAAATTAGATGTAGCGGTTACAACAACAACGGAAATCGGTTACGTGAATGGAGTTACTTCGAATATCCAAACTCAATTAGATGCCAAACTAACAACGAGCGCGTTTATTCAAAACAATGTACTCGCACAAGCGTTAGCAGGTGCAGCTTCACCAGTAACAAGATACCACGCGGTTGCGGGTACGATTAGTTCGTTATCTACTCCGTTTCAAGTGCCGTTAGCGAATGCGTGTAATTTCTTGAATTTTTACTTTCGTATTTATTCAGCGCAACCAGCAACGGGTTCACTGGTCGTAACACTTCAAAAAAATGCTGTTGATACATCATTGGCTATAACCATAGCCGCAGGAAGTGCGATTGGAAATTACAACAATACGACTACGGTTGCATTTGCTGTTAATGACACATGGCAAATTAAGATTGTTCAAAATGCTACGAGTGGATCAACGAGCATGGGCGGTTATTCGTTTAAAATAAATGGCATATAATGGAATATAAATTAGAAGATTTGGGTGATGTTATAAGGTTATCCATACCAACGGAATCATCATGGGGTATTATTTGCTTTGCTTGGGAAAAGTCAAACGTTGAATTTACATCTGCGCTCGAAAGTCAAGGTATCGATGTACTCGTTAATTTGTTAGTGAGCGATCCTAATACAGCTTATCAAATATTTGTCAATGGCTAACACTCCACTTAATGACATAATGAATCGCTTCGGGGCTGCGGTGGTAGAACGCGCCATGTTGAACTTAGGAGTGTATAGAACGGTCAAAGGAAAAAAGCGCAGGGCGGTGGCGAGTGATACATTAAGAACTTCACTTGCTTATTATTACAATGGCAAGAGTTCAAAGATTGAATTTTTTGCCAAAGGCAAGGCGGCTAATTATGCAAGTGTTGTAGAGTTCGGAAGGCGTAAAGGTGCGAAGATGCCACCAATAGAAGCTATAGTACAATGGATGAAAATTAAACCCATCCGTGTACGCGATGACAAAGGTAAGATAGTAAAACAAACTCCATCCGTAGTTCGAACCGCAGCGTATAACATAGCCAAAGGAATTTCATTTAGAGGTATTCCACCTTTGTTTTATTGGCGCGATGCCGTCAACGATGTGATAGTAGAGTTCCAACCTGAGTTCGAATCAGCACTTGAAAAAGAAATTAATTTAATAATTGAAGATACTTTACAAAAGAAAATAAAAGTCTAATGGCATACACAACAGCAATAACAGGACTAACAGCGCAAGGTAATAATGCGCAAAGTGGTTTAATATATTCCAATAATGATGTTTCGTTTACAATGACATCGAGCGAATACGCAGAACCAAATTTTAAATATATCGTGTTGATTACCGACAATAACGCGTCATTAGATTATAAATTTTACATAAGTCAAAACGCGGTCAATAGCGGTGTATTTAACGCGAAAACTATCTTCAATCAGTTAGTGAAAAATGATATTGTTTATTCGGGTACTGATAACGTTATATTGCAAACGCCAACACCTACATTAACGACTTCAAACAACGTGAATACATTCACCGTGAAACTATATGAAGGTTACGATGTTGGAGGTGTATTTACCGAAGATGATAGCGTAGCGGTTTATTATGATTTAATGTGTGTTTATGGTAGTGGTAAACAGAACTTTATTGTAATGGGTACAAACGACACGAAACCACTTGCATTAAGTCAATGCTATGATGACGAAATCGGATTCAATAGAGAAACGTTAGCGCATCGTTTAAACTTGCCATCATTGTTGCAATCGGAGGTGATTAATTGGCAATACCTTTCGAGGTCAAATGTGACGAGCGTTATTGATAGCGCATATAAGGTAGATACATGGATTGCAGATGATAATTTATACGTGAACGCTGGTTATCCATATAATGACATTGACCATTTTACTTTTGATTTATACGATGACAATCAAACGTTATTAGATTCTTTTGATATTCCAATGTCGTTCGGTTCGGGTTCATTGTTGATGTTGCCAACAGGGTTAAAGAACTTAATTAATGGCGGTTACACGGATGCAATTACAGCAGGTAATACCGCGTTTTACGTATATGCAGGTTACAATTCAAGTGATGAACAAGTTACTGCGAAATATGGTTACTATCTTGTCAATGATTGTAAGTATAACCCAGTTCACGTTTATTGGCTTAATCAAATGGGTGGATGGGATAGTTACTCTTTTATCAAAAAGAACGAGCGTAATATCGAAGTTGAGAAAAAAAGATACAAGGCGTATCAAGGTGACTTCAATACAGCCACATCAACTGCTCCTTATGAAACAAAAAACTACACACGTGAGTTAACCGAGCGCGAACCAATAGTGAACACGTTCATTAATTTAACAAGCGATTGGTTATGTGAGTCTGAATTTAAATTTATGCGTGATTTATTCAATTCAAAAAGCGTGTGGATGGTGGACGATAATGTCGATGGTTATTCAATCATTCCCGTTATCGTTCAAGACAATAATTTTTTGATGAAGCGAGAGCGCAATTCACGGAAGTATAATCAAACATTACGACTACAAATTGCCAACAGCAATGAAACATTAAACATAACAGCGAGTGAATACCCCATTCCATCGCCTACACCTTGCGAATATTACACCACATTCACTAAAGTTGGTGGTAATACATCATTAACCGTTGGTTCGAATTATGGTAATGCGTGTAATGTGGTCGTTACTAACGCAACGAGAGGAAGTAATATAACGGTTCAAGTGAATGGTACAGGTGGAATAGTTCCAACACCAGGCGATACGTATTACGTGCGCATTGATTACACTACTAATTGCCCAACTCCAGTTACTCGTTTAGGGTTTATTCAACTTGGTGCGGTGTTGGGTGGTGGAACGCAAACATCTTTCGATATGCAAAGTAACGGAACGCCAATTATCGCAACGGGTATTTGGGGAACGGGAGATACTTTTTATATGAAACTTCCCGTGTGGAGTGGAGGTACTACATATAGCGGAAATATTTACGTAACTATTGGATTCGGTAACGACTGCGTATAACTATGGAAACAGCATTAATTATTTACACGCAAGATGGAAATGTACCATACGTTGCAGACCTTTACGAAAATGAAACAATCGCGCTTCAATATTCGTTCAATGACATTAAAGACTTAAAGCCATCGGGTACTTATTCAAGAACATTCCGCATTCCAGCGACTAATAACAATGCGCAGATATTCGGGTTCATTGAACAAAACACATTTCAGTTTTCTAACTTCAATCCGAAGCGAAAGTTAAACGCAATTATAACCGTTGACACTTTACCCGTGATGGAGGGAAGTATTCAATTTAAAGCTGCGTACACATCGAATGGAGTAGTGAGCGAATATGAAATCGTTTTCTTCGGTAATGTTATCGACTTCTTCAAAAACATTGGAGATGCTGATTTTAAAAACTACATTGGTGCGCAGTTACAAAATGATTATTCATTTGTTGTTAATTACACGAATGTAACCGATGTTATTGCGGAAACTATTGGAGATGGAAACCTGCAATTCACGTTAACCGATAGAGGTAATAATTGGGTAGGCAGTTCCAATAGTGATAACACGCGTTCAATTTATGCATATCCAACTTATAATTATAACAATCCATCACAATGGCAAGACCAAATTGACCAAATAATAAAGATAGGTGAATTGACTTTAATGGTCAAGGCGCGTTATATCTTCGATAAGATAATCGAGTTAAGTGGGTTTAGTGTTGATGATGTCGCGAGTGATACGTTGTTAGATGAACTCAACAGATTATTTGTTGTGTGGACAAGCGAAGCGAATATAACTCAACAGGTTGGAAATCCCGAAGCTGCCAAATTTGTTTTACGTGATGGTATCGATAACATCACTTTCGATGGCACGGATTTCACCCCAATAACATTGGCAACGGGAACGGTATTATACCATTATCCAATTCCCAATTTAACGGAAGTAAATGATCCAAATAACTACGTTGTAAATAACGTGTTTACCGTTCCATTCAATGGTTACTATAAAGTCAAATGTGCGTTTAACGTTGAACAAAATGCGGATGGGTTAGGCGGTTTTCAGCTTGGTTTTTTAATTCAAGATTTGAATGGCGATTATCGACTTTCCACAGTACAACCGACAGGAACTTATTTCGCGAATTGGACAAGTGGAACAACATTTCCGCAAGAACAGAACATTAACTGCGGAATAGGTAACGATTTCGACACAGCAATTTATTTGAATGCTGGCGAAACTATCCAACCTATATTTTGGGAAATTAATCCGAACCCTATCAACGTAACACTAACGTTACGCGATGCATCCGCGCAAGGCGAATATCCATTTGTTTTAAATTCATCTTTCTTTTGTGATTATGCGAGCAAGCCATTGATGGGCAATGACATTGATTATTCAGCGAATGCGCCCGTGATGAAATGCACTGAGTTCATGAGTTCGATTTTCAAGATGTTTAACTTGGTTGTCGTTCCAGATGCATTCAATCCAAAGCTACTTTCTTTTATTCCAATACAAGAATATTTAGCGAGTGGAACTCAAAAGGATTGGAGCAATATTTTAGACATTAGTAAAGATATTGTTTTAACGTCAACAAGCGATTACCAAGCCACCTTAAATCGATGGACATACAAAGAATCAACAGACTATTTAAACAACATTTATAATACGCAAGGAAATCGAATTTATGGTAGGTTGGAATTGTTAGATCCCGAAAATGATTTTGCAACACAACAGCAAGAAATTAAATTGGAATTTGGAAGTACGCCACTCGCATTGATTCAGGGAACTGAATACCCCATTCCAAAATTCATTAACGCACAAGCCGAATATGTTACACCCACGCCACGAATTTTAAGATTCACGGATAATCCTATTTTCGTAAATATATGGGATGAAGAAAGCGGTGCGGTTGTAACTGATTATTTGATTTCAATGTTTAGTCATTATTCGCAGTTAATACCAACGTTAGATTCATTTGATTTTAATTTTGGACAAGAAAGCCCATTACATCCAGTTACAGCGATACCATATCAAACACTTTACCAACGTTTTTGGAACGATTACATCGCGAATATTTACGCGCCTGATGCTCGTATAATGGAAGCGTTTTTCGCGCTCGAATTTGCGGACATTTATAACTTCAAATACAATGACCAAATATTTATCAAAGATTCGTACTGGCGTATTCTTGAAATAAGCGACTACGTGGTCGGTATGGAAGAGAGCGTGAAGGTAAAATTGATGAAATTAATCAGCGTTGAACCCGATTGTTTGCTAACTCCATCCGCTATCGATGCAAATGGTGAAGTGATTTTTTACGATAGCGAAGGTAATCCAGCGTCATCAACTGAAATTTGTTGTACTAATTATGGTTATACATGGGATGGAATCAGTAAATGCTTCGCTTTTCAACGTGATAGTGATGGACAAACTAAATCATTAACCAATGATAAGGTACAACTAACGAGAGACGTTACTATTAACACGGATAAGTTATTGCAATTACCAAACAATTCAGTTGATTTCAATAATATGCATTCGATTGTAGGCGGTATGAATAACTTTTTAGGCGCGAATAATGATGGTAGCTTAGTCAATGGAAATCGAAATTTCATTAGCGCTGATTTAGGTTCGGTTAATGTGATGGGCAGTAATGCAACCGTTATCAATAAAGGTTTAACCATTGGCGGTAATGGTAATTACAGCGGTGAAATCCAAACGGGAATTGTTCACGCGTGGGGTAATGGTAACTTCACAAACAATACCACGTACATTGATTTAAAAATTGAAGGTGCTGATAACTACAATATCCCAACTAATACGAATTGGATTCTGAAAATTCTTTTAAGTGGTATGCAATACGGATTAAGCGGAATGGATGGAATCATTACAGGAGAGTATAACATTCATGTCGTGAATCGTAACACAACCGTTCTATTTATTAACGCAACTACCATTGATGAAACCTTTGATAACTTAACAGGATATTTAGTTTGGGATTTAGTTATAAGTGGTGAAACATTTTACCCACGTGTTAAATTAGTAGGTAGTTCAACCTATTCTGAAAATGATATTAAGTTAAGCGCATTAACAACATTCACCCAATACCATTATGAATAACCCACAAATGACTTTTAAAAACGTGCAGCAATTTATCCAATTAGGTTATGGATCAAAGTTGCCATCGAATAAAAATAATATGCCCAACTGGCTAACTATTTTAATTAATTTGAGCATAACCGCTACATTGATTATAGGAACTATTTACATTTTTAATCTTATCTAATGGCAACACAAACAACGGTTATTGAGGTCGATATACAAGG